GATGAATTTACCAGAGCGCAATTTAGAAATATGGTAGAACCTTTTTTACGAGATGTTCAAGGACGCCGAGGTATATTTGACTTTAAAGTAGTCTGTGATGATACAAATAACACTGGAGAGGTTATAGATAGGAATGAATTTATTGGCGATATCTATATCAAACCAGCAAGATCAATTAACTTTATTACACTTAATTTCGTAGCGGTTCGTACTGGTGTGGAATTTGAAGAAGTAGTTGGTAGATTCTAATTTTAAGGAGTAACTTAACATGGCAAGCATAGATGATTTTAAAGCAAACCTAATCGGCGGTGGAGCCAGAGCTAACCAGTTTAAGGTGACAATTACTCCACCAACTGGTATTGCTACAGGTTTAGATGTTCGTCGGTCCTCTTTTTTATGTAGGGCTTCAGCACTGCCTGGGCAGACTTTAAATCCAATTATTATTCCATTCAGAGGAAGACAGATTTTTATTGCTGGTGATCGTACATTTGATGATGCTTGGACAACCACATTCCTAAATGATACAGATTTTGGAATTCGTAATTCATTGGAATTGTGGATGAATGGCATTAACAATCTTGCTACTGCCGAAGGTGTTGTTGCACTTACAGATTATCAATCGGATTTAACAGTCGAGCAATTAGATCGTGATGACACAGTTCTCAAGTCATACATTTTCCGTAATGCTTGGCCAATTGGATTAGGTCAAATTGATTTGACAGCAGAAGGTGCAGACGCAATCGAGACATTTGATTGTACTTGGAGATATCAACACTTTGAAGCTTCTGGTATAAACTTCTAGTTTTAAACCTACTAAATATAAGGATTAGTAGGAGTTATTATGGCCGAATTATTTGGTTTTAAAATAAATAGGAAAAAAGAAGAGGGGGGAACGTCTTTCACCGCTCCCACTTCTGATGACGGCGCTGTAGATATTGCTGGCGGTGGATTTTTTAGTTCCCAACTGAATACTGATGGCAAAGAACGGTCTAATTTAGATTTAATTAGGCGTTATCGTGATATTGCACAGCAAACAGAATGTGATACAGCAATTGAAGATATCGTAAATGAAGGTATTGTTGCTAATGAATCTGATATATCCGTTCAGATTGCATTAGACAATATTCCTTATCCAGCAAAAATAAAAAGCAAAATTAGAGAAGAATTTGCAGAAGTATTGCGGCTTCTTAAATTTGAACAAAAAGGTCATGATATTTTTAGAAGATGGTATGTTGATGGAAGAATTTACTATCATAAAATTGTTGATACTAAACAACCCAGAAAAGGCATAACTGAACTTAGATATATTGATGCTACAAAGATTAAAAAAGTAAGAAAAGTTCATAAAGAAAAAGACCCAAAAACTGGTGTTAATCAAATTAAAAAGGTTGACGAATTTTTCGTTTACAATGAAAAGGGATTGGGTGCTGCTGGTTTAGCTACTGGTGGTAACAGTAGTCAAGGTCTTAAAATTTCACCAGATTCTATTTGCTATGTTCCCTCTGGTTTAATTGATGGTAATAGTGGAAATGTATTATCTTATCTACATAAAGCTATCAAACCTGTCAACCAATTGCGTATGATTGAAGATTCTCTTGTCATCTATCGTGTTTCAAGGGCACCAGAACGTAGAATTTTCTATATTGATGTAGGTAATCTGCCAAAGGTAAAAGCAGAACAATATCTCAAAGATGTTATGAATCGTTATCGTAACAAGTTGGTGTATGACGCATCGACAGGTGAAATTCGTGACGATAGAAATCATATGAGTATGTTAGAAGATTTCTGGCTCCCACGGCGAGAAGGTGGTAGAGGCACAGAGATTACATCATTGCCAGGTGGATCAAATCTTGGTGAGATTGATGATATTGTATATTTTCAAAGAAAATTGTTTAGGTCATTGAATGTTCCCATCTCTCGTTTGGAAGCAGAAGCTCAATTCACACTTGGTCGCTCCACTGAAATTACAAGAGATGAACTTAAATTTACTAAGTTTGTTCAAAGAATACGAAAAAAATTCACGCCACTATTTACTGATGTTTTAAAGACGCAACTTTTATTAAAAGGAATTATTTCCCCTGACGATTGGCCAGATATGCAAGAGCATATTCAGTATGATTTCTTAGCAGATGGTCATTTTTCTGAACTTAAAGATGCAGAACTTCTTAATGATAGAATTAATACTTTGAATTCAATTGAAGCTTATGTGGGCACATTCTTCAGTAAAAACTGGGTGCAAAAGAATGTTCTACGGTTGACTGATAATGAAATTGAACAAATGCAAAAAGATATAAATAAAGAAGCAAATATTGATCCAGAAGATGGCGGCATAAATTTACCAGACAATCACGGTGGCATTAGAAGAGATGATACTGCCCAAGGTAAGGTTGGCGAACCTGGCTCTCCAGATGATAGTTCTACATATAATCCCCAACCACCTCAAGAGGAAATACCTCAAGAACAACAACCAGAACAAGAGGTTTAAAAAATGAATAACTCAAGAGATTTCATAGATAGTATTGAAAATGGAGAAAACCTAGAAGCTGAGTCACACTTTTCTGGTGCCTTGTCTGATAAGGTTGGTGCTTCTTTAGAGAATAGGCGGCAGGAATTAGCAAATGAACTTGTCAACGAAAAGATGCAAGTCAAAGTTCGACGTGCTGGTCAAGGCTCTGAACTTGATGCCGGAAGTGGAAGAAATGAAAGAGATAAGGTTGCTGATCAGGCAAGAAAAGACAGATTAGATGATCGAAAGGCTGTTACTGGAAGAGAGGGTGGAAGCGCAGTTAATCGAACTGCTGGTCAGCCCAAGGGTTCAGACGAACTGGATTCTGGTGCTTCAGCACCTAAAAAGAAAAAATCAGATGGACCAGTCAATCCTAAGGCTATAAAACAATTTGCCCGGCCTTCAATAAAAAACCCAACCATGAAACAACAACTCCAACGTGGTATGGAAGATAGACTTGCTAAAGACGATATAAAGAGGCTAGGGAAAGGTGCAAAAGACTCTAAAAAAACTGCTAAAATTGCCAAAAAAATGAAAAGTGGTTATCAAGACACAGGCGGTGGTTATGATACCTCCCAAGATTAAAATGCTTAAAAGTATTCATGAAGTTTATCAAACCACAGTTTTTGAGAAAAATGAACACAAAGCATCAAAGGAATACAAGAAATTGTCTCCTAAAATGCGGGATGCTGTTGATTCTCTCTTCAAAATTATGGATGCTAAACCTTCAAATTTCCTAAATACTTTTGAGAAAACTATAAGAGAAGTATCAGTAAAGTTCGGAGTCACTGAAAGAGAACTTATGGGATACTTTGAAAAAGAAATGTTAGCGATATAGGAGTAGGATATGTCATTTAAATCATTAAGAGTTGCTGGAACAGTCACCGCTGCACAGACTGCCGATGATGCTGCACATCATGCCGTTATTGGCAAATTATCTCCAGCTGCTTCATACAGAGTAACAGAGTTTGGCGGTCAAGATGCCCTCTTTCTTATTTCAGATGATTATCCTGTAGCATCTTCTTCTAATGGATTTTATTTAAAAGCAGGAACTACAACAACAGTAATTCCTGATGGAAACAGGGCACTACGATTTGCTTCTGGAGTTCCTATCGCACAAAATAGTGAAGATGATACAAATGCTAATGCAATAGTATTAGAAGAAGGGACTGAAGACTTGACAGGGCCCGGACTTCTTTTATATGATAGAGCCGAAACTGAATTTCGTATTTCAGTGATCAATGAAACTGCTAGTAGTGATTGCGCTGTTTACGTTGAAGAAATTGTACAGGGACATGCAGGACCATGAGTAATGTAAAATTAATTTCAGAATCTATTGTTAATGTAGAGTTTGTTACTGAAGAAAAAGAGAATGGTAAAAAGACCTATAAAATTGAAGGTGTTTTTATGCAGGGCGATATTAAGAACCGTAATGGTCGTATTTACCCTATGGAAATCCTAGAAAATGAAGTTTCAAAGTATAATAAAAAGTTTGTAAATGAAAAGCGGGCGTTTGGTGAACTAGGTCATCCAGATGGTCCCACTGTAAATCTCGAAAGAGTTTCACACATAGTAACATCATTATATCCAGATGGAGCAAATATTATGGGTGAAGCAAGAATATTAGATACACCTATGGGAAAAATTGTTAGAAACCTGATGGATGAGGGTTGTAAATTAGGTGTGTCATCTAGAGGCATGGGAAGCTTGACCGAAAAGAACGGGGCCAAGTATGTGAATAGTGATTTTTATCTTGCAGCAGCAGCCGATATTGTTGCAGACCCTTCCGCTCCAAATGCTTTTGTTCAAGGCATTATGGAAGGAAAGGAGTGGGTTTGGAACAATGGGTCATTAATTGAAGCACATGTTGCTAAGTTAAAAGAAAAATTTGATGTTAAAGAACGTCATAGGCAATCTAATGTGGAGGCATTGGAGTTTGCTAGATTTCTAAAGAAATTATAATTTATAAATATATTTAATAAAAAGGAGACTTCCTATGTCCGAATTAGATCAGACGATTGAGGAACTAGAAGCAGAGGTTATGGCGGAATTAGAAGAAAAAGCGTCATTGCCTGGCGGAGCAGGACTCAAAGCAGAACCAATGAAACAAGATGATGATATTAATGATCCTCTTGACGATGTTAATGATACTGGCGCGGCTCATGTCAAAGCAACTGATGCATTGCCTGATGAAGGCGATAGTAAAAAAGCAACACCTTTGCCTGGTGGAGCGGGACTCAGCGCAGAAAAAATGAAAAAACTTATGGACCCAAATGCATCCGTAAATAGCTCAAATAAAGGAACTGGTGTTACACCTCCAGGCCAAGATAAAATGCTAAAAATGAAAGAAGAAGATATTTCAAGAGAAGATTTACTAAATCATCTTCAATCAACTATGGAATCTTCCCTTGCTAAAATGGAAGATATGGATGATGAAGATTTGTTTGATCTTGTTGCTGATCTTGAAGAAGATGAATCAGTCGAATATTATGATGACGATGAGATGGATGAAGTTGTAGAAATGCATATCCAAAACATTGACATTACTGCTGATGTAGAAGCATTGATGGAAGGTGAAGACCTTTCAGAAGAGTTTAAAGAGAAAGCTGCGGTGATCTTTGAGGCTGCAGTTAAGTCTAAAACTCGTGAAGAAGTATCAAGGATTATGGAAGAAGCGCAATATGCTATCGCAGAAGAAGTTGACCAATACAAAACAACGCTTGCTGAAAAAGTAGATCAATACCTCGACTATGTTGTTGAGGAATGGATGCAGGAAAATGAATTGGCAATCGAAAGAGGCCTAAAAGGTGAGATTGCTGAAGACTTTATTTCTGGTTTGAAACAGCTATTTGAAGATCATTACATTGATGTTCCAGATGAAAGATATGACATTCTGGAAGCACAATCTGATAGAATCTCTGAACTGGAGGGTCAGTTGAATTCAGTTATGGAAAATAATATCCAAATGAATTCGGTTAACTCAGAATTGGTTCGGGAACAAGTCATTCTAGAGGTTTCCTCTGATTTGGCTGATACAGAATTTGAGAAGTTTAAGTCACTTACGGAAGATGTTGATTTCGGCGATGAAGACAGTTTCCGTCACAAGTTGGATACCCTAAAGGAAAGTTATTTCCCTAAGACTAATTATTTGGCAGAAGAGACTTATGAAATTGATTATGAAAATCATGGTAGCGCCGCACAGGACATTGATACGAGTGATGCAATGAGGGCATATTCGTCTGCAATTGGTCGTGTCGAGACTCGTATTAACGGGCGCTAATAAATTTATTAAATCATAAATAGATGTAATAATACATAAAAGGAGAAACAAATGTTTCAAACAGAACATCTACAAGAAAAGTGGTCGCCAGTCCTAGAGCATCCCGATCTACCACAGATTGAGGATTCTTATAAGCGGGCCGTAACCACTGTTATCCTCGAAAACCAAGAAGCTGCTCTTAGGGAAGATGCAGCATTCCTTTCGGAATCCGTTCCTACAAGTAATGTTTCCGGCGTATCAAACTGGGACCCAATTTTGATCTCACTAGTTCGCCGTGCAATGCCAAATCTCATTGCGTATGACATTTGTGGCGTTCAGCCAATGACAGGTCCAACAGGACTTATCTTTGCGATGCGTGCCCGTCATGCTTCAATGGATGGTGAAGAAGCATTGGTCGATGAGACAACCGGCGCAGCTGCAAACGGCTTCTCTGGTGACTTCTCGAACCAGAACGCTGCTGGTACAACTTCTGGACCAGGCGACATTGGTGCAAGTGAAAGCAACCCTGCTGCTCTTAACGACAGCCCCTCTGCTGGAACTTACACATTCGCAACTGGTATGACAACAGCACAATCTGAAGCATTGGGTGATAGCGGAACAAACGCTTTTGCCGAGATGTCATTCAGCATTGATAAGTCAACGGTCACAGCAGTTTCCCGTGCTTTGAAAGCAGAGTACTCAATGGAACTTGCTCAAGACCTCAAGGCAATCCACGGTTTGGATGCCGAGACAGAACTTGCTAACATTCTTTCAACAGAAATTCTCGCAGAAATCAACCGTGAGGTTGTTCGTTCTATCTACAACACTGCTGTTAAAGGCGCAGCAATTAATACAACAACTGCTGGTATCTTTGATCTTGACACCGACTCAAATGGTCGTTGGTCAGTTGAGAAGTTCAAGGGACTTATGTTCCAAATTGAGCGTGATGCCAATGCGATTGGTCAGCAGACTCGTCGTGGCAAGGGTAACATGATGATCTGTTCAGCTGATGTTGCTTCTGCACTTCAGATGGCCGGTGTTCTTGATTACACTCCTGCCCTTAGCTCAAACAACCTAAATGTTGACGATACATCCACCACATTTGCTGGTACATTGAATGGTCGCATGAAGGTTTATGTTGATCCTTATTCAGCAAACGTAGCTGCAAGTCAGTACTATGTTGTTGGATATAAAGGCACATCACCTTACGATGCTGGCTTCTTCTACTGCCCATACGTTCCACTACAAATGGTCCGTGCGGTTGGTGAGAACAGCTTCCAGCCCAAAATTGGTTTCAAGACCCGTTATGGTATGGCTGCTAACCCATTTGCCCGTGCTGGTGCTGAAGCTGCTAATACAGCTGCTACAATTGCACTCACAGCAAATACAAATGCTTACTATCGTCGGGTTAAAGTTACAAACCTTATGTAAGAATAAGAAACTTGACTATAAACTTGGGAGAGCTTCGGCTCTCCCTTTTTTTTCTTTATAAATAAATGTATCATGTCAGGAATAAACAAAACCTTAAAAAATAAATTCGGTATTGATCGTAAGGCCCAGGATAAGCGGTTGAAGGAACAGTTGGCGATTGAAGAAGTTTTTCTTGAGGCGATTGAAGAGGATTTACTTGATACTAAGAAGAAAGAAGAAACTTTACTTAGGGCATTTGAAGAAACTTTACTTGATACTGAGAAGAAACCAGCACCAATCAAAAAACCAAAATCTCTAGTCACAGAAATCAAGACACCAGAACCAATCAACCCTATTGTCGTTTCACAGACACCAGTTGATATAAGAGAGGCGGTGAAACTTGTTAAGGATAAAACTCTACCTACAAAACAAGAAACAATAGAAGCAACACAAAAACTTATTACTGATGTTGTAGACAACCTTGAGGACATGAAAGGTAAGACAGAGGTCAAAGAACAGATAGATGAGATAGATGCATTAAGAGGAGAGTTTAACACACTACAAAAACAAGTTAGACGGTCACAAATTACAGTTGGTGGATTATCTGGAAGTGGTGGTGGACTTGATCCAAATAAAATTGCACACAATTTGTTGCCAGCTGCTGATGATACTTTTGATTTAGGTTCTGCATCAAAGCAATGGAGAAACTTATATCTTGGTGGCAGTACATTAATTGTTGATGGTGCTTCTCTTGCTGCTGGTGAATTAACTGTGTTAGATAGTATAACTGCTGGTACGGTGGCTGCAAGTAAAGCAGTGGTTGTAGACAGTAATAAAGATATCTCTGGTTTTAGAAATGTAACGATTACTGGTAACATTGTTATTCCTAATGCTGGTAATATTGGTTCTGCCTCTGATACCGATGCTATTGCAATCGCTTCTAACGGTATTGTAACATTTAGTCAAGCACCAGTATTTCCTGATGGGTCTATTGCGGTTGCTGATCTAGACATAGATGGTGCAACAGACATTAATGCTGATATTGTTGATGCAGACTTGTTCATCATTGACGATGGTGCTGGTGGTACGAACAGAAAGACTACTGCCTCAAGACTTAAAACTTATATTGGTGCTGGTGCTTTGGATGATATTACTGCTGGTGATGCTGCCGTAACTCTAACAACTTCTTCTGGCAATATCACAATTGATGCTGCTGCTAACGATAGTGATATTATATTTAAAGGTACAGATGACAGTGCTGACATTACCATGCTTACACTTGATGGCAGTAACGCTGGTGACGCAACATTTAACAGAAATGTCACCGTTACTGGTGACTTGACTGTTAACGGTGACACAACAACGGTAAATACAGCAACTCTTTCAGTAGAAGACCCATTAATTATTTTAGCAAGTGGCAATAATGGAGCAGACTCAATTGACATAGGATTTTATGGCCTTTATGATACCTCTGGTTCTCAAGACTTATTTGCTGGTTTGTTTAGAGATGCAAATGATAGTGGTAAGTTTAAATTATTCAAAGACCTTCAAGCAGAGCCAAACACAACTGTTAACACAAGTGGAACAGGATATGCAGTTGCAACTTTAGTTGCAAACATTGAAGGTAATATAACTGGTGACGTAACTGGTAATACGAGTGGCACTGCGGCAACAGTAACAACAGCGGCACAAACAAATATTACTTCACTTGGTACATTAACCACACTTACTGTAGATAGTATTATTATAAATGGGACAAATATTGGTCATACAAGCGATACAGATGCTATCGCCATTGCTGCTGATGGTGTGGTTACATTTAGTCAAGTTCCAGTGCTTCCTGCTGATACGATTGAGACAGCTGATATCCAAGATAATGCTGTAACTCCTGCTAAGATAGCTGGTGCAGTAAATGCTCAAACTGGAACGGCTTACACATCTGTAATTGGTGACGCATTCAAGACAGTTACGATGAGTAATGGGTCTGCTAACAAACTTACAATTCCACCTAACAGTAGTGTTGCATATGCCATTGGAGATCGTATTGATGTTGTAATGTTGGGTAGCGGCACAACATCTATTCAAGGCGGTTCCGGCGTTACAGTTAACGGAGTATCAACTGGCACCGTAGCTATAGCTGCACAATTTGCTGCGGTATCTTGTCTTAAAATAGCAACTGATACTTGGGTGGCAATGGGTAATCACGGTGGGGTGAGTTAAGATGCTTCATAGTGTTCCAGCGGGAGTTGTTTCTGCTGCATATTCTTCGGCTTCGAGTTTTACAGTTGGTGCTGCGACCTTCGATGGTGGTGATGAACTGCAAAGATCAGCGCCGGGAGTTTTCTCAGCTGATGGAAAGGAATTCGCAATTGCATTTTGGTTTAACTTAGCTGATGAGGACGATCAAACGCATGTAATATTTTCTTCAAGAACATCTTCATCTAATAGATTTTTACTACAAAGAAGTGCGTCAGGAGGCGCTCAGGATAATAATTTCGCTCTTGTTGGAAGAAACGCAAGTGGTTCTCAGGTTGTATATATTGAATCGTTGGCGGGGGATGACGGTTACGATAGTTCATCTAGGAACACGGGTTGGAATCATTTTTTGTGTTCGGGTAATCTTGCTACATCAACATTTCATATGTATGTTAACGGCAGCAGTGTTTTAGACACTGGTGCAACAGTTGTAGTTAACGACAATATTGATTTTACGGGTCTATTTCATGTTGGTAGAATTGGGTCGGCCGGTACTGCCTTTTATGGTGAAATGGCAGAATTTTGGTTAGACGATTCTTTTATTGATTTTAGTAATGCAACAAATCGTCAAAAGTTTTATTCTTCTGGTGGTGATGCTGTTGATCTTGGGTCTGATGGGTCAACCCCAACTGGTTCGGCACCGTTGGTGTACTTACACTTAGATTCTGGTGAAACTGGTAATAACTTTGCTTCTAATGCTGGAACAGGCGGCGACCTTTCTGTGACTGCGGGCGCTCTTACA